GGGCCGCAAGGCCCTCGCACGCCTACTGATGTCTTTATATGACATCACTGGCTTACCCTGTACCAACAGTAGGAGTACTTCCGATGCCTGGTCGCAATAGATCTTCCGTCGCCACTAGGTACAAAGGTGCCTATAAACGATTTGGGATCTATTGGTATCCGAGCTTTACTCAGACTTTCGGTGCGTTTAACAACTGTGACGACGTTGTCGGCCCAGGTGATAATGCGCCGTTTCTGATGACAAGAGCGGACTTTCAGGGTGGAGTGATTGATCGGCCAGATACTGGCTTCTTCAGTCCTTCGTTTGAGTCTTACGTAGCTGATGTGCTAGGTAATTCAAACGAGTTTCCACATATCGGAATCTCCGGAGCTCCCAATGATGTAGCTGCTGCCACCGCTGGTGCGGCGGCTACAAATCCGAGTCGACCTTATGTCGACATACCGGTGAACATCTTGGAAATTGGGGACATTACTCGACTACTACAGCGGCAGGGCCAAGGCCTTGCTCGCTTAGGACGCGAGAATTTGAGGTACCAGTTTGGGATTCGTCCCTTAGTTGGTGACCTCACTAAGCTGTTGTACTTTTCTGATCAAGTCGAAAGACGAGTTCAGGAACTTACTAGGCTTAGGTCATCCCATGGGCTCCGAAGGACGACTGGCGTCTTTAGCGGCTCCGCGACCGACCAGATCTCTCGGGTCGTTCAATCCGATGGTATCTACGTTGTAGGTACTTTCGGTGGAGTCACTACGCAAAATGTGCGCGTACATTGCCGGTGGTTACCGGATGATGTAGGCCATCTTTCTGCGCCAGGTGTCATGCGTGGATTAGCTAGACGTGCGGTTCTTGGTCTCACACTTGATCATTCGACCTTGTGGGAGGCCATGCCATGGTCATGGCTAATCGATTGGACTTCCAACATCGGTCAGTTCTTTCGAGCTAACCGTAATATAGTTGGAGCCACTCTCTCTGACGTTTCCGTCATGAGACATACGCGGACGGAGTACAGTTGGGAAGGCTGGACGGACGGTGTGGCTAGGATCACTCCTATTCACGCCGTACGTGAAGCCAAACAACGTGCTACGTCGTTCGTCGCACCTACTGCCCATTTCCCGTTTCTAGACGGGAATCAGATGGGGATACTTGCTTCGTTAGCGATAACGAGGTCAAGATAGACCCGTTTTCGTCAACGTGCAAGTCAAGGAGCATAACATGTTCGCGGATCCGCAAACCTTAACGGTCAATGCAGTCGCGAAGGCGCTCGTTCGGATTAATCAGGATGGGTACGGTTCAACGTACCTCCTGAGGTCCGCAACGGACGAATTCCGACTGACCATCAAGAACATCACAAGGACTGACAAGGCGCGAGGCGTTCAGATTGATCGCCATACCGTCGAGTTTGTCCATACGGTGTTCCCAGTGGCACCAGCCACCCTCTCAACAAAGAGGATGTGCTATACGGTCATTGAGAATCAGCAGGGTGATACCTTGACTGATCCCAACTACGTCGCTACCGCGCTGTATGCTTGGCTTACGGCCAACACCAGCGCGAATATCGCGAAGTTGCTCAACTTCGAGTCCTAGAAGACTCGTCGTATTCGGTTTGCATTCCGCGGCCTGGATTCAACTCGAACCTGTGAGGGTCCGTTGATGAAAAGCCAAGCAAATGCATTGCTCCATGTCATGCAAGGACTCCGTATGGATGTCCAAGCAGCGTACCCGGCACTTAAGGGTTTAAGCCGTGATTTCAATAGGCTCGCCCTTTATTGTCAAACTCGAGGTTTAGGGTTATTTACCCTAGACCTCCCATCTCTCGATCCTGTATTACTACAGGGACTCGAGACTGGACGCCTTGTTCTTGGTGGGCCGCTAACTCATGCGGTTTCCAAGAAGGTCAGGGTGCCGAGATTGTTCTCGGGACTCTGGTTGCGCGTGTTTGATAAGAGTGCCTGTCTACGACAGGATGTCGATGTTAATGCTATAGCCTTTCTTAGGCAGATTTTCCGCCTTGGGAAGAATATAGCCGTGGAGTGTTCCGAACGCCGCAAACAAGCAGCATTAGGAAACTACCATGCCATCGAAAGAGCCTTGGCTGTCCCAACTCTTAACTGGGATAGCGATTCGCTCGGCGAATGTCAACACGTTGCTGATCGTCATCTTGGCGATCATCTTCGGGTTAGCAGGGTGTACGACCTTTTCTGGACACCTCAAATGCGAGGTGAATCCGGACGGGTCGTTCAAATCCTGCGAGACAGACGTCTCCTCGACCAATGTCAGCAAGTAGCTGACTTGATCGTCGGTGCATTTGACTTCTGCGAACCTGTCAGCTATTCGGCTGACTTGGAAAGCGAGGCCAAAGGCATCGGTTGTAGACATGGAAGTGGTGCTGTCTCTGAACGGTTTCCTCGTTGGGAGCGATCCCAATTCAGAAACTGGCCAGATAAGCTCGAAGGATGGTTTCCGTTCGACCAGCTAGGTAAAACTGCTGGTAGTCCGGAACTAAGGCCCTCCGTTCATGAGGGACCTAGTCGCCTAATCCTGGTTCCTAAGACCGCTAAAGGTCCTAGGATAATCGCTTCAGAACCTGCATCACATATGTGGTGTCAGCAACTGTTGCGACGATTTATGGTCGATCAGTTGAGTCGACTCTTCGGAGAAGACTTTATCTGCTTCCATAAACAGGAGTTATCAGGCGCTCTCGTCCTCGATGCGTCTAGGGATCGAAAACTTGCTACGATAGATTTATCGGATGCAAGCGACCGACTCTCGTGTTGGACCGTGGAGCGGGTTCTGAGGAAGTCTCCTTCCTTATTGTCCGCTCTGCACGCCGCACGTACGAGGTATCTCCGTGACGAAGTCTCGGTAGATAAGGGTTTCCTAAAACTTAGGAAATTCGCCTCGCAAGGCACAGCAACGACGTTTCCTGTTCAATCTCTCGTATTCCTCTGTCTCGCCATTGGGTCATGTATCCAAGGGCGGGTCACGATGCGGAAGATACGGAAATTGTCGAGCCACGTACGCGTATATGGAGATGATATCATCATTCCATCACGCGGGTACGCGCAACTACTTAGGGCCATGGAACTTTTGGGATTGAAAGTTAACGAAGGAAAATCCTTTGTTAACGGACATTTCCGTGAGTCCTGTGGTGTCGACGGCTACATGGGTTACGATGTAACCCCCGTAAGTCCGAAGACTGTAGTTGCTGACAGCCCAGCTTCGTGCCAGGCAGTCATTGATACCTGCAATAACCTCTATTGTAAAGGATATTGGCATGCATCAGACCACCTACGAACCCATATTCCTCCACGTGTACAACGTGGACTCAGAATTGTGGGCCAGCACGATGCTGGATTCCTCGGTCTCACCACGTTCGGTGTCGGCGATGAATCTCATCTTAGAACAAGATGGAATCCGCGCCTTCATCGGTACGAGGTTCGAGTTTGGAGCTTACGCTACCGAACTCTTAAGCAAGACCGTGGGGGGTACAGTGCGTTCCTGGATTTCGTATCCAGTCAGCACAATCATGGCAATGCTAGGATTGTGTCTGAATACGTCTGTACCCGGAAGACCAGAGATGGTCTTCTATGGGAGCCCCTTAACACTGGGTCTCGCCATAGCGCTCCAATATCTCTACGAGGGCGGACTCCCCTGTCATATTTTTGACAGGATGAGCGGAAACCTTGAGTTTTGGTATCATAATGATACCTATTACTACAATGGTTTCTGCGAAGAGTCTGACCGTCATGGGGACCATTTGGTGCTATTGGCATCTGAGATCCAGGATGGTCTACGGCGCGCGTCCCAGGATTTCCTGGAAACGCACGTCTCGTAGACATCTTTAGTTAAGG